CCGTTGAACTGCGTATTCACCACGGGAATGATTCCGGTGAACACGAAGGCTTCCTGCTCGTACGCCTCCATTACGGCGTTGTACAACAATTGTCCGCTGATCTTGGCGAACTGGCTGGACGCCACCACCGACGCAGTTTCCCGCAGTTCGGTCGACCCGTTTTCACCGGGGGCGTACATCCCGGCAATCTCACGACCATCGGGGACGAAGTTCTCGAACAGCTTGCGGATCGAGAAGTCCGAGAAACGGATCTCTTTCTTCCGCAGTCCGTCATTCAGATCGGAGTAAAACCGATCGGTCTGGCCATCGCGTTGGGCAGCCTCGAAGAGACGCCGTAGTTGAGTGACATTCACCATTGCTTAGCGCTCCTGGCTGCAAGAGACATAATCCACGTTCAGCGTTTCCAGATTGGCCCCGCCGTTTTTCACTCCGAGGGCAATCTGCATCTCGGTCGCCGAAGTGAACACGTAATCGTGCTGAGCCACGGCCACGCCATCGACGAAGAAGGTCACATAGGCATTGGTAGCCGAATACGGCATGTACTCAATGCGGAGAGTCTGGTACGCCGCACCGCCAGCAGTCACAGCCCGCTTCGCCAGATTGTTGACGTTCGCCGCCGTCAGTTCGTTGGTCGTCTGGGTCGTGCTATTGCTGGTCTCGGTCTGCCAGACAGTCCCGCCGTCGGTCTTGACGAACACCGCGCCGCTGTATGACGAAGGAGCGCCAGCGCCGTTGTCCTGCAATGAGTTCGCCGCTACGCCGTCCATCAGCCCCACGAGAATGTTCGCGTCGTCGGTGTTGGCCTCGGTGAACTGCACGCGGGCTTCGAAGAGCAACGGCTTGTCAGCCGCGAACTTGAACACCTCGTTCGCCGACTCAACGTACCCCTCGTCGTTGTCCGCCACCGTGCCATCGGACGGCACGATAGCGAGAACACCGCCCGCCGCATCGCCAACGCTCGCCGTGCCGGAGTCGCTCAGCGTGGTCACCCAGTCCGCCGAGTCCACATCACGCAGAAAGTCGTCTTGGATCGTGAATTGGTTCCGGAGTCGCAGCAACTCCGGCAGCCCATCGGTTCGAACCGCCATTGCGGCCTCCTTTAGTTGGAACGAATGGCAGCCAGAAACTGCCGGGAATCACTGGGATACGACACCGCCGCAGCCACCGGGGGAGAGACAGCCGGACGCCCCGCCCGTTGCGTCACCGGCCACGACTCCAAGAGGGCCGCCCGCTTGCCAGCGTCGACAGCCAAGAGGGCCTTGAGTCGCTCAGGGGTGACCTCTCGGCCAAACGACTCCAGCAACTGCCGGGCGTCGTGGTCCGCCTTGACCACCGCGAAGCCCTCCATGAGGGCGTCGAGTTTCGACAGCACCGGGGCCAACGATTCGGCCACCGCCTTTTTCACGTCGGGCATCTCTTCCTGCTCTTCCATCTCGGGCTCTGGCATCTCGCCAGCGGGGGCCGCGTCGGACTGCAGCATCTCCTGCGCCTTGAGGATCGCCGCGATGCGTTTCATCTTCGCCGCGCGGTCACCGTTGCCGCTCAGCACTTCGGACACCATCGCCGCGAAGTAGTCTTCGTTTTCCTTGACCGGCAGGTCGGCATATTCGCCCATCCCCTCGGCTGCAAGGACCTTCTCCTCACCGGCAGCCATCGCCGCTTCGCGAATCGTCATGCGTTGCTTCTCGCTTTCAAAAAGCCCCGCATTGGTGGCGGGAGTCTGGACTAGATCAATCGAGTGAACCCGCTCGACGGTCTCCACGATCACCCGCTGGCCATCCATGCGGACGGTGCCCTCGGCGTGATGCGACAAGCCGATACGGTTCGGGTTGCGTTCTGCTGCCTCAGCGACAAGCTCGGCTTGGGGATGTGACTTGAGGTAGTGCAAGTCCCCGTACACCGCGCCCTGCTCCTGCCGGACGTTGCGAATCCAGCCGAACGCCTCGGCGAGTGGTCGGTCTTTGCGCTCGGTTGCGGGGTGATCCACATTGACGGGAGCACCCTCGTACAGTCGGGCCGCCTCGGCCATCGCACGCGGGCTGTAGCGCCTGCCGTTGCGTGAGTCCTGCCCCAGGATACGCACACCCTCGATCAGACCGGCTTCACGGTCAACTCGTCGGGGGGCAATCGTCGTCTGTTCGGTGAGTCGCATATCCCGATTGTCACCGGCTGCAACTCCCCCGCAATATCCACCCTAAGAAAATGGGGCGTTCATACAAAATGCACCCTCGGGCAAATTTACCCGAGGGTCAGAGAACCCGGTTCCTGATCGCCGTGGGCTCGGCCTTCGTCAGTAGGTAGCACCGGCAATTGGGGTGCGCCGGCGGGCCACCGTTCCTGATGATCTCATCGACAGCCCTGCCACCGCCTGGCCCTGGCAGATTCTGCAACACCACGTCCCACAGATCGACAGACTTGCCCTGCAATGGCCTGCAGATCGGACAGACCTTGCCGTCCTTCTCGGTCTGCCATCGCGTCACGAGGTTCAAGGAGAACGCCGCCAGCAGTAATTGGGTTGCGTTGGTTCCCTCGGTCTGTGCGAGAGTCGTCGTTGTCGCCGCTGTCACCGCGTCACGATCCGGGCCGAGTGCCGACGCTAGGACGCCCTCGATATCCGCAGCCGTGCCCGTGCGGATCAACTCGCCCGATGCAACAATGATTTCCTTGGCGGACTGGATCGACGAACGGGCCGAGTCTGCCGCGATCGCCTGCGCCCGTATCAGTGCCTGCCGGTATGCCTGCGTCCGTGTCTCGTCACTCGGCTGTTGCCCGGGGGGAAGCAACTCCTCGGCGTGCTGGTTCAACGCGGCAAGGATGATCGCGAGAAGGATCAACGTGAGTTCCCGCCGCCGCTCCTCCTCCCAGCGGTTCCAATCGGCCTCGCTCACGTTGCGGATGTCCGGGGGATTGCCCAGCATCTCCCGCAGTTCCCGCCGCTGCTTGGATGTGAGGCGAGACAGTCGACGCGCGAAGTCAGCCTCAACGCCCATTCGGTTGGCCAATTCGCTCACTGCTGCAATCCCTCCAAGATCGCCCGGGCCTCTGGCAGCGTCCGGACGCTCTCCAATGCCGCGACGATTGCCGCCTGCAGAGTGCCAGCGTTCTCCGCCGAACCGCAGCCCGAACAGTCGCACGACTCAGAGACATTGCCGACAATCCCCGCTGCCCAGTCCACGCCACTGGTTCCACCCCAGCCCAACCACGCGACGTGACCGGCATCTCGCCACGGCTCGTTTTCGTACTCGGGGGCAACGTCCGCGTTCTTGCGATGCCGGGCAAACGCCGCCATCCGCCCGACGGTCTCACGTGACAGGTTCTCCCCGCTGGCCAATTGATTGGCTCGCGTCCATCCAACTTGAGTCATCCCTGCCACCGCGTCGCCGTGTTTGTCTCGCCACTTCAGCACCCGCCTCGCGTTGTTGCGGGCTGCCTCGGGAGGGCTGTACGAGTCCTCGGCTTCCCTGACTGGCATGATCGACGGGGCCGGCGCTTGGGTCGGTCCCTCCTCCGCTCGGTTGCGCTGCTCCTCCTCCCAATCCAACCCCATCTGACGGGCTGCCGTCCTCTTGCTGACGACGCCCATCCCCAATTGGATCTGGGACACGTCCGCCAGTTCCCGGGCGTTCCTGGAGGCGACAGAGGGCTTCTGCACGGCAATGTCAATGATGGCCTCGATCTCTGGCCACGGCCTCGCAGTGAGGAGCCCCCGGTCGTGCTCGAATCGCAGCACCTTCCAGAGAAGGGCGGTGAACTCGCGGGCGTAGAACGATTGATCCGCCTCGCGGGCTTTCACGAACGGGGATTCGGCTACCAGCGTGCTCGCGTAGTTGGCGTTGCTCGCATCGCCGCTGACCATGTACTCCGGCATGGCCCACCGTGTCCCGACGATCCGCAGCACGTACTGCGAGACCTCAAGGAAGCCGCTGTTTCGTTCCGCCCCCATCGGCCCCGGCTTGTAGACCAGCCCCGGCGATGGCTTCAAGATCGTGCCCGGCTTGTATCGCTGGACGTTCTGATTCTTCGTTCCACCGCCCACGACCTGCCGCCCGTACTGCGCCACCGCATCCGACGCCCCGAGGGTCTGGATGCTGGCCTGTGACGTCCCAGGGGGAGCCTCCAAGATCCACGCAATCGCCGCCTGAAGCGCCGCACCTTCTGCCATGTTCCGCCGCAGCTTCGCCTCTCGGCT